GGGGTCTTCACGAATTTCGACGAAATGAAAGAAACTAATCCTCCATCTGCGAGCAAAACTTGCAAAGACCGAGTTACTTTGAAAGTAACCAAAGATAGGGTCCCCCACGGACGTTCTCACGCGAATTTCTTCGCATTCGTACGTACGTGCTATAGAGTACTGGATAAACCGAGTGCTCTGAACCCTATAATGAGGTTACCGATAAACACATCGGCTGCTCAAAAATGGAGGAAAGGATCCCCACCTCACCAGAATCTTCGTCTCGTCCGTCTAAACTGGGAAGCAATTCGCGTCTTTCTCGAAAGCCTTTACGGCATTCGGAGAGGAAAAGAATTTGCTCCTAGCAACAGACGGTCGCTAGCGATGCAGCGGAAGATAGTCAATTCGCTAATCTTTACGAAAGACTTCGTAAAGCGAATCAAAGACATCTGCCACCTCATTCGACTGGAGTCCACCGACAGCGTTCGGAAACCAACAGGTTTCAAACACCGCGGAAAGGACTCCGTCTCGCTAGACAACGCAGCCACGCTCGGGAGAGCGATGGTTGGCTGCGTTGCAGACAAAGATTCAAGTCGTCAGGCAACTGCCGAAGCGTTTGAGCGCATTACCACCCATGTCCCGTTCGACGAAGGTCTCAAGCCTGAACTGGCCAGCTTCATAAAGAAGCTGTTCAGAAAGGCGAAGCCTCATACGTCGGGCATCCCCTTTCCGAGTTCCAAGAGTTGTTACTCTCAGAGCGGGAAGAACGGGGGTGCCGCCATCGTCTTAAAAAGACGAGGCTACGAGGACAAGATGATGGTAGGCATTAACAGAATGTTAATGGCTCAAACGTGGGCAGAGCAATACATCCAAAACCAGGACTGGGCCGCCGAGGATGCTCGCGAGAGCTTCCAGAGCCTACTTGAAAAGGTAGACAAAAACTCGGACAAATGGCACATAGTCCAGGATATCCTGGCCCTGGCGGATGATGACGAACGGGGCGATGCTACTAGGAGCATCACGTTCAATCATCGTCCGGGCTGGGAAAGATGTACGCAGAAGGCCGTATACTCGATCAACGAGAACCGACTACCGAAATGGTGGTCCGAACTCGAGGATCGCATGCGACCACTCGACGAAACTTTTCGAGAGACTCTGTTCGAAGCGAGATTCTGCCGTAAGGCAAAGATCTTGCCGATCTTAGAGAATTCCGGGAAAGTACGAGTGGCCACAGTGCATACGGCCGAAGTTGCCTGGTGCGCTCGGGCTATGACCAAGCACCTACTACCATATCTCAAGCGGGTCAGCGTGTCGAAGGACACGCTTCATGCCCCGCGAGATATTTGGGTAGAGAGTGCCGGGCCCGGCTCGATCGCATACTCTGCAGACCTATCGAAGTCAACGGACCCGATCTCCATCCAGCTCAGCCAGTTCGTCTTTGAAGAATTCTTCAAATACGTACCTAAACCGAGCTGGTGGGATCAGGCCCAAGCTGCCGTGATCGCTCCTCATAAGATTACTTTTGAGGGCGATGAGCGCGAAACTGCGTGCGGAGCCCTTATGGGGCTCGGACCGGGCTGGTTCGTGCTCGCTCTGGTCAACGCATTTTGCGCGGACCAAGCTGGGGCAACCGAAGGCTCTTTCAAAGTCTGCGGAGACGACTTATTCGGACTCTGGCCGAAGGACATGTGCGACCGCTACGAGGTAGCGATCGCCCGAATGGGTCTTCAATCGAATAGAGAGAAGTCCTATCGAGGTCGTCACGGCGTATTCTGCGAAAGATTCGCAGAGCGCGTCGATGACGACACCGTCCGTATCTGGCCGAGAGTACGAATTGGTGAGGCAGTTGGCGCGAAGAAGATTGGTGAACATAAAGGCATCCGAGCAGAGATGCGACCCACGGGTCGCAAACCTATTCGTGACGCGATACGTCGCACCAACCTTCGCACTTCTCCGGATAAGAATCTGCCAGGGCTCGTAAGATTTGGCGGCGGCGGTCTAAGACCGGCTGACCACCTTACGGTGCTGAGCTACCTGCGATTCGGCGCACCTGCAGCGTCTTCGAAATTTTCAAAGTCGCCGCAGCTACAGAACCTGAGAGAAGTACTGAGGACGGCGCCCCTTGCCAAAGGAAGCGGTATTTCGGCACGAGACCTTCTGACTGAAAGTCAGACGGAACTCGAGTTTCAATACCGCTATCGACAAGGGGCCGCAACCAGGGCTCCGGAGCCTCTCAAGACCAAGACTTATCAGGGCACTCAGCGATATCGCCGGAGTGTCATGAAAGCACTGTGTGGTCGAGAGGGCGGAGCCATTGGTGCGTTTGACGCCCTCATTCGCGCTAGGGAGGCTTCTGAGATCACACTCACTCTCCGTAGTAGTCTTGGAGAGAATACCATCCGTCACGCCTTGCGTAAACGGAGATTCTCCTACGCCCTCAGGCGTATCCAAAACTCGTGGAAAAACGAGATATCGTGTGAACTCGCGAAGTCTTCCTTCCTTTCCTCCCACCCCGAACCTATTGTGCAATACGACAGCGCATTACAACCCAGGCCCAAGGCTTGGGATTCAACCCCGCCACTCAACTGA